TCTTGATGCGGGCCACTTCCTGGCGCAGCTTGTTGAGTTCCGCCAGGGTCCTGGCCTGGTTGGCCGACGTAGTTCTGTAGCTGGTCAGCATGTCCCGGATCAGGGACATGGCCGCTTCCAGTTCCGGCGTGCTGTCACGGGGGGAAATGGCTTCCATCTGCCGCAGCATCCTGGCGAGTTCGCCGGATTCACGGCGTGAAATTCTCTTGCCGCCGTCGCCCTGGTCGGACAAAACCTTGCGCACCAGAGCCTCCACTTCCGGGAGGCGCCCGGACATGTCCGAGCGCCCCAGCTCGCCCATGCGCCCGGTGATCCGTCCGCGTTCTTTGTCCAGCCAGTCATCCAGGGTGAGAACCTCCTTATTCTTACGGTCCATCTGTCCGTCCAGGTCGGCCAATTTGCGGGATCGTTCTTCCAGGGTTTTGGCCTTGGCTTCTGCTTCCTTCCGTTTTTTCTCCGCCGCCAGCGCAGCATCCATGTTATCCAGGGCCGCGGTTGCCGCCTTAACTACACCATCATATTTTCCCGTGTCTTTTATCAGGGCAATCAGTTTCCGCAGACTGACTAATTCCTGCTCTTCTTCTTTGGTCCGTTCGTTGACGGGTTTCCCCTGTAGCTTGGTAATGGCCTGTAAGATCCGCTCAATTTGTCCGGCCATCGGCTTGTCCTCGTACTTTTCCGCATAGCGGTTCAGGCTGTTCACCGCATACCCCAGCCGCGTTTTGGCATCCTCGGCGGTTTTGGATTGCCGTTCGGCCTCCTTGTGCCGGGCCTCGGCGGCCCTGGCCAGACGATCCGCCATGCCGTCGGCCAATGTCGCCGCATGCTGCCGGTCGTCCTGCCGGGCGTTAGTCTTGTCCGTTTCGGCGGTCACCTGGGCCTCGGCCGCGCGCTGGGCGGCGTGCAGAGCCAGCAAATCACGCAGGCGTTCCGTGGCCCGGTCAACGTCTTCCTGGGCGGCGGCGGATTCCTTGAGAGCGTTTTCTATATCCGTTACATTATGCGTTAAGAAATTCTTCACTACATCCAGCACTCGTGCGTATTCCAGATAAACCGCATCCCCGGACTTGCCGCGCAAATCTCCCACCAGCCCCGTGCCCTTGATCAGATCCATGGACTTGTCCAGGGTGGCGCGGGCCTCTTGGGATCGCCTGGCCAGCAGGGCTGCTACCTGTCCAAAATCCTTCCCCTGCATGCCGTACTGTTCGGCCATGGTCTGTTGTTCGGCCAGCACAGACTTGAGGCTTTCTTCGTCCTGAGCTTTTTTCTGATGCAGGGCGGCGATCAATGACGTGTTAACCACGGGCAACGCAGCCGCCATGATCATGTTACCATTGGATTTAGATAGCTCTTTTTCAAGCTCTGCTTTGCGTTGCGCTATACGTTGCCATTCCCGGAGGGCGGCTTCTGCTGTCTTGAGATCATCCACTTGCCCGAACAAGTCTTCTTTGCTTAAGTTTTCCACATCGGCCTTATTCGGCATCCGCTGGAATTCCCGGAGACGGCGCGCCTGTTCTTCCTTAGCTTCGGCCAGCTGCTGGGCGGTCTTGAGGGCTTGTTCCGCCTGCTGCTGTTCCATGCGGCGGCGGTCTTCGGCATCCTTGGCGTCCAGCTTGGCCAGTTCGTCGCGTGCCTGGGCATCGGAAATGTCCCCTCTGAGTTGCCGTTGCCGGATGATGCTGCGGTTCTTCTCGGTTTCAATCTGCAATAGCTTGTTCTGCAAATCCAGCCGCGCCTGGGCCTTGCGGTCCAGGTCTTCAATCACTTTCCTGCGGGCTTCATAGGCCGCATTGATCTGCTTGACGCCGGCTTCTTCCTTCTTCAGCCATTTTTCCTCTTTCTGGCGGGAGAGAGTTTCAGAAAGAGAAGCCTGCCAAGCGGCCATTTTGGTTTTGGCTGCATCCAGGGCCGTAGTCATATGGGACTGGATTTTATTCACGCCCACACCAAACGCATCGGACAACATTTGACCGGCTTTCCAGCCATAGTCCCACCATTCACGACCAAGCTGGGCAACATTTTTGAGGTTTTGTAGCCCTCCATCAAATTTGCGCCAGTCGTCCATCTGCTGGTCAACCCATCCCCTAAGCTTGCCGGGCAACGCTGTCATGGTATTGATGCTGCGGGATAGCCAAGAAGAATTTGTCTTTAACCCTTGGGCAACGGTGCCGATCGTCTTGTCCACCTTCTTAATGGCCCCGGTCAGCTCGGCCGCTCCCTCCAGCCGCCAGGACATGCCGCCATTGGAGGATGCGTTGCCTGTATAAACAGGCGTGGCCATTGCTCCCCCCACACCCCCGGACAGCAAGCTGTCGGGAACCTTGCCGGCAGCTTTGGCCAGACCGTCCACGGCCTGCTGCGCCTTGTTCAATCCGCTCAAATTCGCTGTCGTGCCAATGCTGATGCTTACGTCATAATTCATAGGTCAATCAATGTCTCCTGTTAAAAAAAGTTGAATTTCCAGCACACCCCAAAACGCTGCGGCTCCATATCGCTGATCATTGGTCGGCGGCAAAGGCTGCACATGGTCAAGGGTGGCGTGGTATTCCCGCGTACGCTGCGGGATGCCGGCATGATAGGCGGTCATCCAGGTGACCATGCCCTCCGGGTACAGCGCCAGCAATTCCGCTATGTCCAATCCCCATGCCCTGGCGGCGGCGTAAGTGCTGAAAGCCCGCGCCAGGGAAAAAGACATCTGCAACCCGGCATTGCCGCGTGCCGCCTGGTGCATCCAGCGGCTGCCTATCACGGCCTCGCGCTGCACCTGGACGGAGGGCGCCACATCCACGAGGGAAACCATCACATCCCCGTAACTGCACAAGGCCACCGCCTCCGGGGCATCGTCCCCGATCGGGCGGTAGATCACTGTATCCTGAGAACGGTATGCGTCCATAATCAGTTAAAGATTGCTGGTAGTGAAATGCTTGAAAAACTCCACGGCGGCGGGGGCGGTAATGATGAACTCCGGGTAGTCCGAAACTGTAAAAATCCTGCGGCCTTTGGTGTCCACATGGACGGCCTCCACGGTCAAAGACACAGCATCAATCATTGTATAGGCGCCATCCTCCGCAAGGGTCAGGACATCTTTTCCCAGCCTTGCCCACACCTGGGACGCCTGCCACGGCTCCGCCAGTCCCTCCAGTGCGGTAACGACGGACTGCATAGCCGGGGCCTGGTCGGCTGGAATCTCGTCCTGCGTATAGCGCGCCGGAGGTCTATATCCGCCCTTGTCCTGATAAATGGCTGTCAGGGTGAATTCCTGCCAGTTGCCGGGCTTAGGAAACTGAATCTGTATCTCTGCGTTATTCATTACTAGAGAGGTATGTTAATATCTTCAAAATCAGCCGTTTCTTCGGCTTCAATAGCATTGACGGCCATTGCTTCCAATGCGTGATAGGTTGGATTGGTCAATCCATTGGAATAAAGGTGCCTGGTGCCTGTGCCCGCGTCGGCTGAAAGGGCATATGTTTTCTCATTGCGCGCGTCGATGATCAGAGTGCTTACGCCTGTGCCGGCCTCGAAAGAGATAAAGCCGCGGAGAGAAGCTATCTTGAACAGGGTATTGGTACTGCCGCCTCCCAGCTCCATATAAAGAGCCGCCTTTTCCTCCCGCACTGCTGTACTCGGCGGCCCGCTCTGCATGTAAATAAGCCTGTTCAGCCCGTTCGGCATCAGCTCATTCGTCCCTACTGAAAGAAATACGGTTGTCGTCTTCACCTGCCAGTGTCCAACAGACGATACATAAAAGATTTCCCTTACTCTGATTTCATATCCCTTGCGGACAGTATCGTAAGGCGTATTGATGGTAACATCGATGATTTCCCCGTGGTTGACGGCCAGATCGTTCCCCGGAATCATAGAATAAGAATCCATCGTCAACCCGGTTCTGTTGGTTTTTGAGCCGCGCCCTATGCCAAAAGTAAATTTGGCGAAGGCTGTCGCATTGACCGCAAGGGAAAATCCGCAGACAGAACTGTAATTAAATTGGCCGTTAGGCCCTGTCAGGGGAATAACCGCTGACCCGTACGCATTGGACCCGGCAGAAGCCGCGCCCACCGAAAAACGCTGCGTCAACCCGGCAAGAGTACCGTTGGAAGATTTAGAAATGGAACCCGCGACTGTGATCGAACTGGAATTAAGGTATATTGGCTGAACCAACGCTGATACAGCTCCTGCCAATCCTGACGTATAAAAGCGATTAACCGCGCCCGTATCGGTCGGTGCCCCCACGGCCAGCGGGATGTTGACGCCGCCGTTGGCGTTAATCGCCCCCGCCGCCGTCAGACCTCCGGACAGCGTCATGTTGCCTGCATCATCTACTTGAGGTATGGCCGCCAGAGCATTAGCCGCCGCCGTCGCGGAATTGGCCGCGGCGGTGGCAGA